AATAGTGTGAAAGATCAGATGGCTGCTATCGAGGCTGAATTACTAGAGCTGTGCAAGGCCACTGGCACGGACGGACTCAAGACTCAGTTCGGTACAGTATCACGTTCGATCAAGACCCGCTACGATGCAACCGACTGGGAAGCGATGCACAAGTTTATCCTTGCACAAAGCGCACCTGACTTGCTTGAGCGACGTGTTGCACAGCGTGCGATGAAAGAGTTCATTGAGAACAACCCAGAGCTTATGCCACCCGGCTTGAATGTCACAAGTCAGTACGCCATAACCGTCACACGGAGTCGCAAGTAATGTTAGAGCGCCCCATGACAACCACGCAGGTCGCACGTACATTGAACATCAGTAAAACCACAGTTGTAAATCTAGCCAAGCGGGCAGACAACCCGCTGCCCTCAATGCGTGTGGGCAAGCACTACCGTTTCTTTCTAAGTGATATTCGTAAGTATTTTGGCATTTCTGAAGACAAGCTCGTAGAACCAAACCCCCAACCAACCGGAGATACACATGAGTGAACTCACTCTATTCAACACCGCAAAACTGCCCGCATACCTCAAGGGCATCACTATGGACGAAACCACCCGCAGCTTGATGGGCGGTGGTGACGCAGTATCACGCATCTCCATTCGTGGTGGTGTTTTTCGTAAGATGGTAAACGGCGAAGAGGTCATGCAAAGCGATGATCGCGCCATGAATGTCGTGATTGTTAAGAGCGCCCCCAGCGTGCATCGCACGTTCTATGCGGGTGCTTACAAGGAAGGCGAGAACTCTTCACCTGACTGCTGGTCATCGAACAACGAGACACCTGATGCCATCGTGCGTAACCCGCAAAGCCCAAAGTGCGCAACCTGCCCGCAGAACATTAAAGGTTCAGGCCAAGGCGAAGGGCGTGCATGCCGTTACACCCGCAGACTCGCGGTAGTGCTCGACAACGATATCTCAGGCGATGTGTTGCAACTCGCGTTACCTGCGCAGTCTATTTTTGGTAAGGGCGAGAAGGGCAAGCTGCCACTTGAGGCGTATGTCCGATTCCTTGCAAGCCATAACTTGCCTGTCACGGCTGTCGTGACTGAGATGCGGTTTGATACAAATTCAGCAACACCTAAGCTGACGTTCAAACCTATTCGCCCACTTGAGCAAGATGAGTACACGACCATAACGGAGCGTGCTGATAGCTCTGAAGCGATGGCTGCAATCACGATGTCGTTTACGCCTAAGGCAGACATGGCAGAGGACGATGAGCCGTTTGAAACCGATGCAGCCTCCGAAGCTGTAGCCAAAGCCGCCGCTGCAAAGCAGACCAAAGCCCCTGCAAAAGCAGCTAAGGCTACGCCTGCACCTGTGGCTCCCGCAGAAGAAGCAGATGCCGAACCCAAGGTGCGTGGTGGTAAAGGTAAACCCGCCGATGTGAAGTCAGTGCTAGACCAGTGGGCTGACGACGACGAGTAAGTTTTACGGGGGCGAATGCGTAGATTGATACGCGATGGTTGCAGATAGGCTGCTACTTCCCTGCTCGGAATCCTAGTCGAAGCAGGGAGTGAGGAGATGGAGACCGTGACCATTCACCGTGGTTAAGCGGGGGTTAAATACCCGCCGCCCCCACCTTTACAACTTTGGAGATAGGCATGAGTGGATATTCAATTACATTAGCAGCGCGTATTAAGTCTGCAAAGAAAACCGTTGGCGGTGCATTGGGCATGTTAGCGGTGCAGAAAGATATAAGCGTCACAGAAGTTGCAGACGCGTTAGGTGTGTCACGTACGTGCGTATACGATTGGTTTACAGGGCAGTATGCACCCGCCCCCGATAAGCTAAAGCGATTGGAAAAATTGCTAGGCAAATAGCCCCTCGCGGGTCTGTCATCGTATAAAAAGAAGCACTATATGACACCTATTGAATTTCTGCGCTTTGTGCTTCCTGAATCAGGAACATATTGTCTCGCAGCTATATTGGGCAAAAAGGTTGAGCATTTATTTTTACCG